TCAGCATTCGAGCAGCACCCCAATTCGTTTATTGGTCATAAACCTAGTTACGCCTATATCCAAAAGTTGTTGAATATAGTAAGAATACTCCACCGTCCATACTGCAATATCTATACCGTTGTTTCTAGCTGTAGCTACAACCGTCGGATTTGCCAATACAAAGCTATACTCAGCCAATATTACAGCGTTCCCGTCTGCTTTCGCTAGGACCAGTGCGATATTAAAGGTAGTTAAGTCTTCCACCAGATAGCCGATTTCCACCTTCTCCGATACTGCCCGAACATAATCAAAATCGCTAAAGGTAGATGACTGAAAGGTACATTTGCCTTCAAGGTTATAATCCGCCACCAAAGCAACCATTGTCGCAATATCAGCAGTAGTCCGATAGCTCTTAATCTCTGGATAAATTCTCTTTATCCTCCCCTTAACGGCACATTTTAAGAAGTCCTCGAAAGTCGGTATCGTCACCCCAGCAAACACCGTTGAGTAAAAGCTGCCTGCATCCATAGCCTCGAGTTCAGCCAGCGTCAATTCGCTGACATTTCCAGTTCCATCAGTAGTCCGATCCACGGTTGTATCATGAATCACCACCGGCGTTCCATCAGACGAAATCTGCACGTCACATTCCAGGCTGTCGGCCCCATAGATGATTGCCTGCTCCCATGCCACTACTGTATTCTCCGGCGCATAACTTAAAAATCCCCGGTGTGCGATAATTTCTACATCTTTTAACGGCCAGGTTTTATTTTGTACGTAGCCACGTGCTGGCTGGAAATCACTACAATACCATAGACCACTTCCCAGACTGATAAACTCCGCCGTATCACCAGCCCGAACAAGCAAATTAGTCTTACCTGGCAAAATGATACTAGCAGCGTTATATTCAATAGTCAGCGCCTCACTAAACTTCAATCTACGCCGCGTTCCAGCTTGCACTTCATCAAAAGCCGATATAGTAGTTGTGCCAGAAACCAATATTAAGTTTCCGATAGCTGCGCCAATGTTCATGTTTTCTGCTGAAGTCATCGTAACAGAAGTTTCATTAATTGCCCCTGTCATATCGCCGCCGGCAATAGGCAATGCCCCAGCCTGTTTTGCGGTAACGCTATGCGGGTTAGTCTTATCTTCAACATGCTCAGTAAATGAAGCCAGCGATACAAGAACAGCTCCTTCATTAATTGTCGCCGTCACGCTTGAAGCATTTCCAACCGCCGTTACAATATCTAACACCTGTTCAACTACGACCGAACCGCCACCGGCCGGAAGGTAATCACACTCACTGCCGGCATTAGCGATCGAGTATAAGATTTCCCCGTCATCTGGATCAGTCGCATATACTCCGATTTCACGCACAAAGAAGCCAGTTGCTACGCTTGAATTGGTCAATGTTCCTCGGACGCGATACGTTCCGTCGCCTAAGGATGCGACTGATTCAATCTGTACAACCAAGAGCGGGTCAATCAAATCGGTAAGCGCTTCCAGAGAACTTACTGCCGCTAAAACTCCATCGCCGATTTTAATTCTAGTAAAAGTCAACGTTGCTCCAGCCTGTATTTTGGTTTGCAAATTGGCTCCTTGTGCGGTTATGGTCATGCCGTTGAAAGCCATATATTTCTCATCCCTCCCTGCTAAATTGCTATAACTTTACCGCTATGGAGCGCGCCGCCAAAATACTCGGCACAACTAACCTGACCAATAGTAAACTGCACCGGGCTCAAAGTAAGCATTTTCCCTGAAACCAATGCACTACTGAAATACAGGTTACAGTTCCAGGTTCGGCATATTATCACGCCTTCCAGCCAGGACCTGGCATTTTTAACAGCGTTAATAATATCAACTAACTTTTCGTAAATGGATAAACTTGAAATTACCTCATCTGTTGACACCTTGAAATAGTACGGCTCGCCGCCATAATCGAACCATTCGCTGACGATTCCATTGGATAATACAGTCGATACATACTCCTGAACTACCGCAACAGTACCTTTTTTGCGGTGCCAGTTAATCGCGTTTTGTACTAAAGACCTTTTCGTTGCTAAATCCAGCGTGTCATCATAAAAATCCACATGCCATTGCCAGGCCAAGTGATCAATTACCGCTTCCGGCTGGGAAGATACGTTGGAAACAATAAGAAGATTGTCAACGGCACACGAAACAGCTTGCAGTTCACTTTCTAATGCACTGCAAGCAGCAATTACCTGCGAGTCATACCGGATTGACGGAGAAACAAGGCTCAGAAGATCAAAGTTACGAGTACTTTGCACTATTCAACCCCTCCGTAGGTAATCGTCGAAGTTCCAAGCTGAGCTACACTGGTTGCTGCTACTGCTGTATAAACCGGACTTGTAACTACAACCCTTTTAGCACCGGCAGCCATTATGAGGAAAATCAATTCCGATGGGTTAATATCACGCCCCAAAACCTCGGATTGCCAGGTGGTGTAAGTAGTTATGGCCGTAGCCACTGCTGATTGAATACTGCTCGCAAGTAAAGAACTATCAGTGTCAATGTAATAGGTTAAATTGATGTCATAACTTACGGTATCTGGTGCGGTTACGGTTACGTTATCGGTAAGCGGCCTTACATCATCCGCACTGCAGATTTCCAGGACACTATCCAATATTGTTTGTGTCGGCAATATTCCACCGGACATAAGCACCCTAATATCTACAGTTCCGGCGCTTGGACTGACAACTGCCACATCGGAAATTGACGACGCCGCCGTTTTTGCCCAGTATTCATAAGCTCCTGTTGGACCAGCCACGGAAAAGCTTTCCGGCGCTTCCTGAATTCTTGTCCTAAAATCATCGTCGCTTTCTTCATCCGCCCCGCCGCTAGAGGTTATGGTATTTGTCACAGCTTTAAAATAGGTAAATGTATCGACAATCTGCGTAATCTGCCCGGCCAAATAACCGTTACCGTTTGTTCCAGCAGTTGTACACTGAGCGATTACCATTGCAGTCGTGTCACCAATCGCGATTTCAGCATCTTCCGTTGTGGCAAATATAAGAGTTCCAACACTCACCCTAGTACCTGAGGCAATTGTTAGCACACTTGTCTGGGCCACTGAAATTGTAAACTTGAGGGTTGTTGTCGCATAGGTTGCCGCAGTTCGCTCTACATTTAACAGCGCACCAATCTGATCAAGATAGGAACCGGTCGCATAAGCGAGTAAGTTCATCTTTCCGGCGTTATTAATTAAGGTCCTCTGCTGAACTATAATACTGGCAATTGCCAACAAAAATAGCCTAACCGGATCACCGGAGGCTAATGTTTTTCCTGATATGGCTTCATATGTCGTAATAATCGAACTCTCAATTGTGGTGGAGTCAGTTTCACAAAAAGTTACTGACGGAAGCGAGGATAAGGAAATACTCATTTAATGTACACCTTCACTTTTGGGACTAGCTTCCCGGTTTCGGCATCCCCGCTAAAGGTTACACTGGTTACGCCAATTCTTGTTTCATACTGGCTTAGAGCGTTGACAATTTCAGCCGCCATTTTGGCCTTAGCCACCGGCATCGGTTTATCTAACAACGCTAAGTCTACACCAAAAGCCCGGTCCAAAGGCACTGAATACTTGGGTGTGTTGATGATATACCGCACGTTTTGCAGTATTTCCTCATTGCCAGTTGCCCCAAAATTTATCGTCCCTGTCGATGCTGTTACTAAGTATTCGTCCAAGCTCACCACCTCCTACGACGTAGAATCTCCTAACTGCTCCACATATTCCTGCAGCGTAATATCTACTTCTAGTTTCCATACAATTCCTTTGTTGTCGATCTCAGAATAACTCTCACTAAAGTCGCCGATTACCCATTTATAATTACCAACTACATAGTTGCCCAACATCAACACCATGGCATTCCCACTCTGGAAAGCAGTATATATGGCGTCCATTTCTTTAAGCGGATTAATACCAAGCGATGCTGATAATAGCATTTTAAACTTAATTTCACTAAGGTCCGGCCCGACGAGTTCTAAAATCGGTTTATTTCCAATTACCTCATGCTTAGCGTAGCGCATTTTTACATCCCGTTTGAGATCGTCAAACGTAAACACCTTATCACTTGAGACCTCGAATACAATATCCCCTAAACTGCCAATCGCCAAGTTTTCACCACCCTACTGTGGCCCGCCGGTGATACTGCCGCCAGCTTCTACCCCACTATGAACATGAGATTTCAGTGATATGCCGCCTGCAGTCACGTCGCCACTGGCAGTTATACTTCCGGTAACTGTAACATTTCCTGCTATAGCAACACCGCTGGCTGCTGTAATATTTATTGTTCCAACGCAATCAATCGTCATTGTGCTGCTGGACCGGTCATACTCTACACTTGTACCATCGCTAAAAGTAACATGTTCTTTATCCGCCGAAGACACTGGTGGAGAGTTGTTGACGTTATAAAAAGACCCTATTACAAAGCCGCGTTGAATACCATTTGGGAGGAACAAACAAAGGACGTCCTCATCGACGTCCGGCAGATGATAATGCTTATTTTTCAGCGTTCCAGAGACAAGTACCGGCAGACTATGCGAAACAACGCCGCTTTTATCGGCAAACGCTACTCTTACGGTGTGCAACTTAGGATTGACTGACGACACTTTGCCATAGCGGATCATATTTTGAAAGGTTTCGTCCTTGCCGGAGCCTTTCCTTGCTCCAAACACACTTTTAATATCCATCGAGGCACTTCCTTATTTCGATATCTGTTGTATATCCGCCAGAAATACGATGAACCGCCTTAGATATGATGTATTTATTATCAAAGGAACCAAATTTCTTAAGTGTCACCGTCACTCCTCCCACCAGGCGCGGATCACCGACAAGCGTTATGCTGCCGGTGTCTTCTTGTTTATTGGCCTTACGGAGAGCGTTTTTCGCCATTTTAGTTGGTGTAATCCCAGTTAAACTATCGGAGCTATCACCTGAACTGTCATCAGAAGTATCCTCCGCATTATCTTCATTTTCTGCTAATTCCGTGTCAGTTGTTTCATCAACCAACTCTTCCTCATCAGCCACTCGCATCACTCCTCAGGCTCATCGATTTCCGTGCTAGCCAGTTCATCGTCATAATCACCATCTGGACAATCATTGACATTGATTGTCACCCCAGATTCCTGGCTGTCATCGGAATACGTGCCTGTTACTGTTTTTCCGGTCAACGGATCGGAATACGTGACTTTACCCGCCTTGGCCGTGCCGGATGTTTTAGATTTCAAAGAAAACGAAATCACGTCACCGCCCTTACGATTAATCGTCCACACTGCGTCTTTTTCTTCGTAAGTCCGTTCGTCAAAAATAACAATTTTATTATCCGTCACCTTTAAGGCGACGCAAGCTTTCTCGCACATAGTTTGCAGAAAAGCCAAATCCGATGATTCCACTTGATCAATTCGTAAATACTGGGGATTGGTATCCGATTCATACATCAGCGTTAAACTTGCCGCACTAGCGAGGTCTTCGGCAATGCTTTTCAGGGATATTTTCTCCCAGGCCTTTGTTTTGGCCTGACCGCGAATATCCGTGGAAGTCGGCACCGATACTCCTTTAATCCGAATAATGTGAGGCGGTCCGGAGAATTCAACCTCATCTACACTGAATGTGCCGCATGGAAGCGACAATCCATCGCCGGGCTTAAACCAATTCTCTACAATAATTGAAGCAGTAATGGTATCGCCTTTCGTCGGTAACCAGTCTGACATCCACAGCTGGTTTTTATCTTCCAATGTAAGCTGAATATCATCGGCCTTATGGGATTCATTGTCGGTATACTCAAAGTCCAGGAGAAACGGCGCAATATTCTTCGTAATATCCTTAGCGTTGTAAACAATCTTAACTGTCGCCTGCCGTGCACTCGTCATGACTGCTTCCACGGCGGAAGACTACTACCAACTGGCGTCGATATCGTTGGAAGAGTCAGTGTAACGCCTGCCGAAAATACAACAACTTCTCGGTAGGAAATATTGGCTGCAATAAGTTCATCCATATATAGTTCATTACCAAGCTCGTTGTATGCGATTAAATCCCACATATCACCTTGTTTTGTTTTATAGGTATTAGCCATAGCTTAGCCGCTCCTCATTACTTTGTAATGATTCAAGGCGACGCATTAACTCCTTATTGGATTGGTCAATACCTGCCGCCACTTCTCTTTGATTTCCACTAATATTAAAAACCCGATTATCGTTATAAATAATCCCTGAACCACTCCGCACACCGACCATTCCCATCATTTGACCAGCCTGCTGCCATATTGCTTTAGATCTGGCTGATCCATCCAAGGCTATAGCCGCCTCCGGCATATTTCCCTCGGCAAATCGGGCAATATGCTCCCGATTAAAAATACCGCCGGCCGCATGGCCAGGAAATCCAGGCATATAGTAAGCACCCATGTTATACGTCCTGGTACCTCCAGCACTAAGGGCGTCTTTCATTGTGTTCCACTTATCAGCAATCCAGCTAAGTAAGTTCTTTACTTTATCCCAGTTCTTATAGACCCAAACAGCTGCAGTACCAAGGGCTATTGCCGCTGTAACAACCCGCATTATGGGATTGGCATTCATAACAAAGTTTAATACCCGCTGCGCCGCAGCCCACGCTTTGGTAGTAAAAGTCAATATTCTCATTCTTGTATTCATAAGCGCAGTCACAATGTGGAGATTCCGAATATAGCCAATTAATTTGTATGTATCTCTTCCGACCGATAGCATAGCCTTTCCTGTATTGAAAAGTGCTACAGCCATTTTCAAGACAATCCAAGCCGCCGAAACATAGACCAAGTTGTGAAACCCGCCAATTAAATTTGAAAATGCTTTTGCTCCACGATAGCCCATACTCGCAAGACCAGCAACTGCTTTAACCGCCTTTAAAATCTCCGGTGTCGCGGCTTTAATCCCTTGACCGAAATCTTTGGCAAAATTTCTAATGGCCGGCTGATATTTTACAGCCAACTTCGAAATGCTTTCCGTACCAGCCGCGAGTCCTGGCATAAGTGCCTGACCAATCCCGAGCTTTGTTCCTGACCAAACAGCATCGAATCTATTCTTGGCTAATCGATATGTTTTCGCCTGTTCCAGGGCCGAATCATTCAGCACAATCCCCATATGTTTTGCTTCTTTTTCAAGTGCCCGAATTTGCTCAATGCTCATTTTAGTCAGCGGGATCATGCTAGTTCCGACCTTGCCAAAAACTTTACGGGCTAAATCTGTTCGCACCGCAGCGTCCGTGATTCCGTTTAATCCCTGAGCAACTCGTAAAAACGCCTGTTCAGGCTTCATTCCCTGCAGTTCTTTTACCGAGATGCCTAATTTAGCAAAGGTAGTAATCATTTCTTTGTTGCCTTGTTTCGCTTCGCCGAGATTGATCGTCATTTTCGCGAGGGATTTATCGAAATTCTCAATATTAATTCCGGCCGCTTTAGCGACATAACTCATTTTTTCATACCACTCAGCACTAACTCCTGTAATTTTAGCCGCAGTTTGAGCATGCTTAGCATGTTCCATAACGCCATTGGCCAGCTTCATGGCACTGGCATAATATCCGGTAACAGCAGCTGTCGCAACCCCAGCAGTTATCGAAGCCGCTTTAAATGCCTCTGACGACGACTTTTTAAACTTGTCGGCGGCGTTCTGAGCAGCTGTAAATTTTGCCTTTTGCGCCAATAAACCGTCTATTTCACCCTGTAATTGGCCTTTATTTGCCCCTGACCCCTTCATGTCTTGCTTTAATTTCTTGATTTGTTGATCCAATCCATTAATTTGTTTGGACGCAGACATGAAGGTAGAATGAAAATTCGCGCCTAGTTTCCCGGCTAATTGGAAGGCAATTTGATATACTTTTGCCAAATTCATCCCTCCTTCCGGTGGTTTTTCTGGAGCCCGTTACAGCCTAATAAAACGTGGTTGCAGTAGCTGCTATATTATGCCACTCGGATTAAATTACTGGAAATGAGGTGACCGCAGTGGTAAAATATTGCTGCGAACGGGTAACGATTTAACTACTAATAACTCAGTTAATGATAGATATTTAGAGAGTAGGATGCAGTAATGACAACAAAACCGGATTATAAAAAATATGGGTTTATTCCTCAACGGCAAAAAGGGTTCTTGATTATGCGTATCAGGAACCGGGCAGGCAATCTTCCAGCATCTTCTTTGTGTAAAATTGCAGATTTAGCCGAACGATTTGGCTCTGGCGAAGTGCACATAACCGTGCGTCAGGGAATAGAAATTCCCAATGTAAAGGAAGAATTATTTGAAAAGGCGCATCAAGCGATTTTAGAGGCCGGTTTACTAGCAGCCGTCTGTGGCCCGCGTGTGCGGCCAGTCATGGCTTGCCCAGGCAATAACACTTGCCCTTACGGTCTACTGAACACGCAAATTTTGGCTGAGAAGTTAGATATGCAGTATGTCGGCAGAGATTTACCTGCCAAAACGAAGTTTGCCGTTTGCGGTTGTGCTAATGCCTGTACCAAACCGCAAACTCATGATGTTGGCTTTAGAGGCGCGAGCGAACCGATCATTAGCCATGAGCAATGTGTTAAATGTGGTGGATGTGTACGGCGTTGTCCTGCTAAAGCTATGACGATTGAGAATAAAGCCTTAGTCATTGATTATGATAAATGCCTTTCCTGTGGCGTCTGCATGCAAGTATGTCCCAAACAAGCATTAAAAACTGGCAGATTAGGTTATCACATATATGTGGGCGGAAAGGGCGGCCGCTATACCAATGACGGGGTGGTTATTGCTAAATTTGTGCAGGAAGAAGAAGTACTTTCCTATCTTAACGCGATACTAGTCGTTTACGAGGAACTAGCTGAGAAAGGGCAGCGTCTCTATGCTGTGCTTTCTAAATTTGGAGCCCAGGTAATTCAAGAGAAGGTAGAAAAGTTAAGATCAGTCATTAGCTCTAATTGAGAGTTTAAATTCAGCTGATTTTGTCAGCGGCATGAAACGGCTGACCTATTGATAAAATAGGCCAGCCGTTTCGGCATTTTGGAGGATGCTAAGATAAAACACTAAGGGCTATTACAAGCCCCTACTTTCGAGGATTTTTCGAAATAAAGTCAAACCAAATCACAAGTTTCCCTATCGGCATCATCATCCAATACTCCAAAGATGCATTCTCGGACCGTGACAGAGCAAGGCAGACACCAACTAATGCCTGTCCCGGTTTCTTTTCCAGTCCTATTCGCCGAAAAAAGCCATCACGGCTGACGTGGCATTGGTAAAATCTTTAGCCGATAATTTCCGCATCATTGCATAATCAATCTTAGCTGAGCGGGCAAAAACCGCTGCTTGATACGCCTTGGATAAATCCATAACTGGGGCCAACGTGCCAGATATGGTTACTTCCGCTTCAACAGTAAGTAGATCATCACCGGTAAGCTTGTCTAAATCGTACTGCAGTTCTTCATATTTCTTGCCTTCATACTCTAATGGCTTTTTCAATATCAACTTTTCCATCAGACTTTATCCTCCTAGCTCATACCGAGATCGCTGCGCACGCTCTCCAGATAATCTGTGCCGTTAATCGTGCAAATCATATTATATTTATCGATTTCAATGATCTCGTCCCCATCGACATAAATCTTAATGTAACTGACTTCAAACTCATTTTTAGAATCGGTCTGCCCGGCGATAACAAATTTACCGAGTGAAGTTTTTTTCGGTGTAGCCTTAACAATAATTTTGACCGGCACAGTACTAAAAGTGCCTTCCGATGAATCATAGGTCTGCTGACTGCCGCGAAAGGTAAGGGCATGGGCTTCAGGAGCAGCTAGTACTGCAAGATTTCCCGTAATGGTCCGCCAACTAATAGTGAGCCCCATTTCAGCATAATGGCCAAGTACCGGTGCATCAACTTCACCAGCAATCCCTGCCCCTTTGACCTTTTCGGTCAAAGCGTCTAGCGAAGGAAGATCAACTCCGGCTGTACCGAGCAACGTATCGCCATCAAGATAGACCATATAACTGACCATATTTTCTGGTAAAACGCTCACTTATCTCCCTCCTTTACGAACTACTACCAAACAATGTTGACAAGTAGTCGGTATCGTATTCCAGCGTGTTAACAATTTCTTCAGCTGGAGTTGGCGGCGTAATGTACGTGTGAAAATTAATAATTCCGCTTTCCAAATCTGTGGTGGAGTTGTCAGCCGTTGTAAATTCCATGCGACCGCCCAAAATATATCCGCGCGATGCAAGACCGTTGAGCCGAATATTCTCAGCATCGAGCAACGCTTCAATTAACACCCGGTTAACCGGCTTGTCTACCTTTGACCAGTAGGTCTGGATGAACTCATTTCCCTGCCAATCGAACATCCGGCGAATACTGATAAACGCGTCCTTGGGATCGGTGCTGGATGGATATACACCAGTGCGGTTACCCCAAAGTTTCCAGCCGCCGATAAAATTAAGCGCCGTTGTAATTCCCTGGCCATTAAGATAATTAGCTTCTTCCATGCCAAGGGTAACCTCAGTACCGTCGTCCAGTACCATACTGTCCATTTGAAGACTTTTATTTGATGGGCTTTCGTAAGGAATATCGTCGTTATCGCTGTCTAATAAAGCAATTAGTCCCGCCAACTGCGTTGACATATGAAACACATAGTCATCCAGTTTAACCTTAGGCCAACAGACCACTTGTCTTGCATAAGTGTAATTATTATCCTCCTTCCATGCAGGAGCATCACTGTATTTAGTTACTGTATCCGTTGGAATGTCTACCAAGGCCATCGCCTTAAATATCCCGTTGATCGATGCCGCTTTCGCTTCCATAACAGCGGCGACGCCCGGTTTAGTCGACCAGTACGGCGCGCAAATTAAGGTAGGAACAAGGCGGAGCTTCGGAAACACCTGATTAATTAACTCCATACCGGTATAAGCACCGGTTGACGTATCAACCCCGCCGATAATATCTGATGACGTCACCTGCAATGAGTCTAGTTTTGTATAGCTGACAAGAATAGTTGCCGACTCAGATGTAATAGCTCCGCCTGATATATAGGCAATAACTAGATATCCATCATCATCGAAAGCGGTGGTATAATCAGTGCCTGATGTTAGCGCCTGCCCGGCAGCTGTAAGTTTAACCACAACCGTATCAAGCATAATACCTAGATCCGACAGCGTAGCAGATCCAGAAGACAATGTTACGCTGGATTCACTAACCGTTTTGATGTGGCTAGTTGGGTCTAAAACGTTAATAAATACGATCGGCTGTACTGCATAAAGCTCGAAATGCGAATACATAAACTCGCAAAGCGTGTAGCTATCCCAATCAGTGCTATACCCCAAGGCTGCCACAGCTTCCGCGTAAGTCTCACAAAGAATTGGCACATTGGTTACTGCTGTCGGATCATCACCAAGATTAATCGGTGCTGTTCCAATGGCTACGACAACTGCGGAATCACTCTCGACAGGAGCAACAATTGAGGTGTCAACTTCGGAAATATATATTCCATGCTTAAAACTCACAAACTCGCCCTCCTTTCTAGAACGCTTTTTGAATGGTTTTATACATAACAGCTTCCATGCTCCCCGATTTTGCTAATGCTTGACGAATTGCAGATAACTTTTCAACATCCACAATTAAGACCTTGATCGCCGCGCATTTTTCAATGAGCGCTGTTACATGATCAGGTAATCCGTTCAGATAAACCGCATACTGCCGTAAACCATATTTAGCTGGTAAGGATGGCCCACAATAGATTACTTGCTGCACTTCAGTTGTCGCAGCCGTCACTTCTCCTGTATTTTCGTCAGACATGGTGTCCACCTCCAAACTCCCAGATTTCCTGGGCCATAGGCACAATCCAGGGAATCGTCATTTCGCCCTGCCAGATTGGCAAGGTATCGCCAGCAGGTGCTTTCCATTTCAGCGGGAAGGTTGCTCTATATTTGCGAGCCAAAATGGGCGACTCATAAATAAGTCGTTGAATCATCGCCATGGTGTTTATCGTATTTCTCGGACCGATTTGCGGATCAAACGCTGCAGTGCGAACGGCTATCGTCATGCGATTTACCGCTTTTGATTGATTCTCTGCTATACTCCAATCCGCATCACCATCATTGTAGCGTACCAAAATGCAAAACTTTTCATAGTCTTCTAATTCATCACTTCGCTTAGGCGGCAAAAAACCCCGTACTACCGTAAACGGCCACAGGGTTTTGTTCTCATCCCCGACGGTATAATCGGTAAATTTTTGATTCAAGAAATCACACAAACTGTCTAATAGGACTGGGTCAATCAAGTACATCACCCCTTATTTAAAAGCCACTCTATTTCGTGGTCCAGTCGTTTTTCAAACCGCTCACCGGCTCCATCCACCACATACTCTCGGACTTTATTTTCACTCATCATCTGCGGTACAGCCGGTCCATACAGTTCCTTAACCGGCAGGCGATTCTTCCCATCTCTTTGCATAATACCAATATGACCACTTTTGAATTTGGCTACAAATGCGCCGGAAATTGGCTTACCTCCCGAACGTTTAACCGAAGCCCTAAGCAGTGTTCCTATTTTTTTCTGACCAGGTTTGTTCGGAGTTACTCTGAACTTTATTAACGGGATAGGGCTGCCATTCGCACTAACGCTTGCCTGTAATGTATCGGTATTAGCCTTTTGTACGCGAAGAGTTGCCCGGACATCTTTGGCTTTAATGTCGTAAGTCTCAGTTACCTTCCTAGTCACATCGGTTTTAACGCCATCAATCGTTCGGTTTAAGGCGGAAGAAATTGCCTTTGGTGCACCATTACCAATATGGCTGAGAAGTACATGAGCTTTGGCAATTCCCTCGGCACTTAACTCAATCATGTGTCCGGCACCTCCAATTTAACAACAAGCATCCCCTAGTTCTTCCTGGTAGTTTCCTATCTTTAAGACTCCTTTCACTGCGACAGCTACGTTATAGGTCCTTTATGTTTCTACTCACAACATATAATTATTACGCAAAAACGCATTGACACGTATTAATCATACGTGTTTTAATTGTATTGAAAGGAGGGGAACTGATGAAAAGCTATTCATCAAAAGAAGTACTGCAAATACTACATAATGATGGTTGGTATATATCGGAGGTTCGCGGTTCCCATCATCAACTGAAACATCCCAATAAACCTGGTAAAGTCTCAGTTCCCCATCCGAGGAAAGACTTTCCGGAACGAACCCTAAAAAGTATATTCAAACAGGCGGAGCTTGAAATACCGGCCTCACCGAAAGGAGTAAAGATTGATGAGTAAAGACCGCTATGTATATCCTGCCATTTTCCACTATGCTGAAGATGGTATATCCGTTGAATTTCCCGATTTACCCGGTTGCTTAACTTGTGGCGATACTACTGAAGAAGCTTTATCAATGGCAAAGGAAGCACTTGAATTACACATTTATGGAATGGAAAAAGACAACGACGAAATTCCCTTTCCTTCGGAACTTACCAATATCCAGTTGGAAACCAATGAAAGAATTGTTTTCATTGAGGTATTCATGATCCCGGTACGGGACGAACAAGAAAACAAAGCTGTTAAGAAAACACTTACCATTCCTAAGTGGTTAAATGATGTCGCCGAAAGAGAAAATGTTAACTTTTCTCAAGTCTTGCAATCAGGTCTTAAACAGCACCTTGGCATTTACAATCATACGCCTTTACGTAAGCGGCCTTAACTGGCTGCTTTTTATTTTAAAAATACCAGTAATACGACTGGACTTATAATAGATGCCCTCGGCACTTAACTCAATCATGTGTCCGGCACCTCTAATTTAACAACAAGCATCCCCATTTCATCGCTGCAGTTTACCACCACATAGCTTTTACCGTTCAAAACAAGAACCTGATTTTTGACCGGTTTTCGTTTTACATCAGACGTTCGAAAAGCCACTGTTACATTGCTCTGGTAAACACCATCCCACCCTTTACTAAAGGCAAGGTTTTCATCCGAACTAATAACAACGGGAATATTGTAAGTCACACCCTCTAGTTCAATGCTGCACATCTCGGCAAACTCATCCGTATTTAAGAAAATATCCGTATCGGCCAGAATTTGAGACTTTAGCGTCATGCTATCACCCCACCATCACCGTATAACTTGATCCTGTCGTTCCACTCAGCACTAGGCTGTTGAATTCCAAAAATGAATCGTCGAAAGTGTCGCCCACTTGCAAGTTGTCGGTCAAACTTGCTTTGCCGTTTACACTAAAAGTTAACGCTGCGGTACCGGTATTTTTAACAACTAGCCGAGTCATCGCGCTAGAGAAGTTTAATGTATCCTTCTCTGCTTCAGTAATTGTAGAAGTAGTTATTTGTTGAATAGGCGGCTTATTCGCCAGCACTCCGTATATATACTCTGCCATACATACCTCCATTTTTTAGTAATTCAACTTCAGATAACCAACAGTAGTTCCTGTATCCTTCGCTTTTGCTGCATAGCCAGCATAAGTTGTACTGGTTGCACTGGTTGTGAAAAGCTTATTAGTGCTATCCCAGTAAAGTTTATCCCCGGCAGCATATGACACAGTCGAATCGGCAGTCACAATAAAAACTCCATTGATTACCACAGGACCAGTAGCCCCAGCATCGATTCCATATACAGCAACACCGAAAGCATCTGTCATCGGAACGGGATCTCCGGCACTTAACGCTGAAGATCCCGTATTTTCGTAATCAATGATATTCCCCTCTTGATAATACGTGCATTGGATAGCCATTTATTTATTACCTCTCTTTTCTTCTGCTTTTCACGGCACTACATTATGCGCCAGGATTTTTAAACAAACCACGCCAATCAAGTGCCTTTACACCATATTCAATACGAATTTTATAGGTAAAACCATCTACCTGGAAACCATTTTGCTGTTCAATGTACGGCGAATCCTGTCCATTTAAGAATGCAACCTCAATAGTATCGGTGATTGACGGGTCAGCTGCTAAATACCAAGCGGTGCTGCTGGAAGCATCTAGTAACGGATCGGTAACTAGCTGCACAATGTCCTGAAGAACGTTGACAGCCCCAGCATTAGGCGCGGTTGGATCAGCAGTAGATTGGAGTAACTGTTTCGCACCAAACATCAACGCAACCGGACTTAACAAGAATTTAGGCCGGATATTGAGTGGAATACTGGTTTTTAACCCCGTTTGCAGCATCATAGCCTGGATAGCCGCCTGCAATGATGCCTTGGATGGCACTGTTTTATTCGCTGTCGCGATATTATTGTGTGCAGTGGCAAATAAAGCTGTGCTGTCATAGCCCATTGTCGGGTTAGAGTTTATTACGGTATACACATCCTGATTTATCGTCATTCTAGCGGCAGCTGCCCAGCGAGCCGGGAAATCCACTAAAGCATGCATATCGTCATTTAAGATATCCTCACGGGTAATGCTAAACAAATTACCGCGTTTCGAGAGTTGAATCCATTCACCGGCATCGGTCAAAGTAATAAGCTTATATTCCGCCCCTTTCCCGACATTTTCTAATAACGGCACTTCTGACAACTGCGCCCGAAGTGCCGGTTTATAGTCGTTTAATACCCCGTGTTTTGTCCAGGTTGGATACGTAACTGGTGCAAACTGATACGCATTCTGCATAGCTTTATCGGCAACATTTTGCAGGATGTAGGAAAACACTGACGACTGAACCATTTCGCGAACCAAAAGATCGCGGTCAAAGGATTCAAACCTCTTTCCGGTGCTTCTTTCATAAACAAGGCGACCTAAATCCACCATGTTCACACACCGAAGCGCCTCAAAACCAGGTGCCGGTTTGGGTAGTTTCAATCCCGATCGCCATGCCAAAGCATCCACGGCCGCCGCCCGGAATTTATCTTCTTCATCGGCAACAAACTGGATTTCGGGCGTTTGAGAAACAGGGGCTGCTTTTCGTTTAGTGAGATCCTCCATGATGGCTTTACGGGCTTCTTCCACACTTACCCCGTTATCTATAAATCCATCTTCATTTAAACCTGTTTGATCGGCGAATGACCGAAACATTGCGCGAATTTCGGTTACTCTAACCCGTTCATTGCGCGCTGCTTCCTCCCTGATGGCCCGCTCATCAATATTAGTCACCTCGGTTTGGTTAGCTTTATCTGCCACTTCTCGTCCTCCTTCTTGGTTTGTTTGCCGAACTTCGCCTGTTTGGGACAATAAAAAAGCCCCAGCCGATTCGATTTCCGGCGGAGCCTCATAGATAGCCAGTTTTCGTTCTACTATTTTTTCGATTACTGTGCTTAGTTTTTGCTCAACCTCCTCCATACTTCTTCCCACGCCAACAGTCGAATCTGCCGGTATACTGACGACACTTATTTCAAACGGCTCCCAGTTTCGCGCGATTTCGCATGGTCCTTGATAAAGCCCATCTGTTGAGGTTGCGTCTATATCAACAGACTCCCAATTCATTACCCGATATCCAACAGAGATGCCCTTTAAAGTGCCGCTTAACACCTTTTGGTAAATCACATCGCTGGCTTCGTCGCTGTCGAATTGAATTAGGGCTGTACCTTTCCTGTTCTTACTGTCAATCACAGGACTAAGCACCTTACCAATAGGCTGACCAGGATCGTGATTAAATAAGGCAACGCCGATATCACTCAAACGAGTTAAATCGACATTGCCCTTAGCGTGGCCTAGTATTTCATTATAATAGCCATCCCACCAGTCGTAACGTTCTATAGGCTGGTCACTAGAAAAGGATACAGGCACAATCCTGTTTTCCGTATCGATACTTGTGGGATCGATAGACACATCACGGTAAAACGTTTGGTTCATCCTTCGCTGCCGAATTTTCTTCTCCATCTTCACTGTCTTCCTCCTTTTCTTGGACACTCACCACTCCAGTGGCTGCGTCAATATTGATGCCATTTGCCTTTAGAAGTAGGCGTTCCTTAGCTTGCTGGGCAATAATATCCTTGTAATCTTTGCCTTGCTCCGCGCAAAGCTGTTCTAAGGTGGTAAGTCCCATAGCATATTCCAGCTTGCTTGCTGTTACATCTTTCAATGGGTCCACCCAATCCCAGCCCGGCGGCAACCATTTGTGCTTTAAGTAGTAGCTCTGCCGAGTAAAGAAGTCTGGGATTTTTAGGCGACCGCACAACACCGCCGAAGTGATAACCCTTTTATATACCCGCCGGCAGAAATGATCAATCAGCCACTGTTGCACCGGCTGGTAAGCTCGTCTGTCTTCCAGTGCGCTATGCCGGGCAGAGGAATAACTCACCTGTGACACATCGCGGCTTGTGGCTTCATAGCTTAAGCCCTGTCCGGCGGAGGCAATACGGTAATTGGTCTGGACAAAATCGCGGGTGTTGGTGTTAATCCCTGAGGGACTGGCCACATTCATAGATTCACCAGGGAGGAGATATTCCATCATCCCCGGCTCTAAGTAATCTCGCCGCTGTTTTCGATAATCCAATTGCATTTGCCCGGTTCTCCCCATGATTCCCTGCGGCGTGGTTTCGATGAACATCGCAAAACAGGCGGATATCCGGGCCTTAACTCGCTCAGCTTCAAGGTAATCGCCAATATCCTGGATAGCTTCAATGCTTGATGCTAAAAGAGATATCCCGCGCACCTGAGTAACACGCAGTTTGGTAAAGAGATGGATCACCTGCTCAGCGGGAATCCGTATGGATTTTATGTTGTAGAGATAATAGTCGAGCGTTGATTGCTGGAACCAATACGCTACTGGGCGCAAAAAGCCATCGACTTCAACACCGCTATATATCCGATTGCCATTTTCACTGTTCTCAAACAACGTTGTGTCAAACATATCGGCTTCGATGAGTTGCAGACGATATGGAATAAACGAAGCTTTGGAATCATAGATCTCGATTACGGCGATATCCCCATCAACGATGGTACGTCTAAGCATCATGCGCAGTATTTCCATAAAGGTCAACTGGCCTGTAACCTCGGAGTTTGCCTGTTCGCACCATTCTGACCATACTGCTTCGAATTCTTGATTCAGGGCATCATCCTCTGTTTTCGCTTGAACGTTAATTCCGAGGCCGACAACATTGCGTTCAAAGGGATTAATAATGGACTTAGCAATATCATTGTTGCGTTCTAGGTCACGGGCAATTAGTAACAGGCGCTGACGATAAGGTTTATCCACCAGTTCTCCGCTGCCCCATGCGGCATTCCAGCGATTATTAAACCGATTGAGCATCCCGGCGTCGTAATTACGGTGCTGTTCTCGTTGACGCGCTTTAAGTTCAAGCGCCTCACGGTAGGCCTGCCGTTCAAAAGCAGCTTTCGGCGAAATCCAGCCTACAATTCGTTCGAAGGATTTACCGAAGTCCACGGCGGAATACCTCCTCGACGTGTTGGCCAGGCGGCATAAGCACGTGTTGTAGCGCCTGCTGATACTTGTTCATAAAAAACCTCTTCCTGAAGATTCTTACGCATGATTCTGAGTTTATCTAGATCTGTTTTCCGGTATCTTCGGGAACTAATCGAGATTTCTTCGGCACCAGATAAAAGGTTCGCGATTGCGGTTTCAATCTGCGTTAATAATTCTTTTGCACTCATTACTTTTCATCGCTTCTTTCACTGCTTTGCTTTTTCCATTTCCAGGACACATCTTTGGTAGCAATGCACTCAAGCCTCTAACTAAACTATTACGCAGGATATATTGTATAACCATTGAAACTATCTGGTAGTAATGAAAATTAGAGGTGATATGTCATGTGGATAATGGACGATTTTATGATTTCAACAGATAGGTCTTTTTTTAATTTTGATCTAATTCATGAGTTTATTTCTACTGAGTCTTATTGGGGGTTAGGCAGAAGCAAAGACTTTATGACCAAAGCTATGAACAATTCCGCTTTTTGCTTTGGTGTATATCATAAAAATAATGACGTACAAAAGCAAATTGGGTTTGCTCGGGTAGTAAGTGATCTAACTACCATTGGATATATTGCTGATGTATTTATTCTTAGCAACTATCGAGGTCAAGGTATTGGTAAATGGTTGATTCAAACTATTGTTAATCATCCTGAACTTAAAACATTAAAGAGAATTATACTATTTACGGACACTCCTGATTTTTATAGCGATTCAATGTTTAAAATTTACGACCAAACGTCTCAAGCAAAATTTATGGAACGTAAACTATAATTCAATTAATATGACTTTCATCATTTTAATTAAGAATTTATCGTTTTATCCAATTACTCGTATTTCCAAGCCACGTATTCCCTGCTTGCACTTGTGATTCCGGTTGTAAATTTATAACCGGCTCTTTTTGTAAATACCTTACCCCTAATATTTCTGCCGCCAGGGTATTGTTTGTTTCGCAATCTAAATAATGGTTTTCTGCATGCGAGCTGATTTTTTTCCATTCATAGGTTATTCGCGTACCGCTTTTAACCTCCACTTTCTGTTCTGCACAGATCTGATCAGCATAGGCACGCTCACAGCCGACAAAAACATGCCAAGCCCCCGGTGTTCCCGGTTCAAACGTTAAGCGACCAGCAATAAAGTCTTTCATCTGACCTGTATCAAATATATATAACCGAAGTCCATAGCCAATTCCCTTATCAATGATCGTTACTCGATAGCGACTGGTCATGGCGTGCGAACTCCCCTTCGTCGGCAGGCAAAGACCTGGGTTTCTAACACAAAATTGATATACCTCATCGGTATTAAAGCCGGAGTCGATGCAAGCCAAATTAATCTCTTTTATTTCTCCCTGATTAGTCACAAATTTTCGGTTGATAATCTCCTCAATGGCAGTCCAGGTTTCTGCCCGACCGTAATCTACCAGCCAAGAGGTTAAGTCCGGCCCCCATGCCCGCACTGTCCACCAAAAATGATTGAGTTGTACGTCAACACCCATAGTCAGTAGCTGGGCCTCTTCCGGCACGCGGGCACGTTCATTGGTCCATGCTTTGGACAATACAATGTCCGACTGCATTTTACTGGACCTTGGTTCCCAAGGTTCAGCCAGCCATGAGTTAATGAAGTTCATCAATAGCTCTGGATATTCTTTCGATTTTAGAAACTGTGATGCAATATCCCCAAACGACAGCCACGGAGAATATATGGACGATAGATGAAAGGCAACAGACCTTAGCCCATCAGGCACAGGGTCATTAGTTACCCAGAGGCCAGCGCGCATCATAGACAGCTTATCTTTGTCATAAAGGGCCGCACCGCAATCGCTGCATTCATACCATGCAGCCCCACGCACGCTTTGTCCGTCCGCCCCTTCCGGCCATTTGATCTGCTTAAATTTCATTTCTTGATTGTAACCGCAATGAGGACAGGGCACATGATATTTATATTTAACATCAGCTGCAAGATAAGATTGCCAGATATTACCCGACGCTAGTGTGGGTGTGGATATTCTAACAATCTTACGGTTGTGAAAGGTTTTTGTTCTTTCAATCGCCAGCGCGATTGGGTTGGCTTCCCCGCCGGTCCATTTGGGAAACTTGTCAATCTCATCGAAAAATACGTAACGCACCGGCCTTGATGCTAAGTTTGACGGAGAGTTAGCACCTACAAGCGCCACATACATATCTGTAAGCTGCAGTTCCAGTTTTTCCGAAGCGCGTTTATTATATTTTTCTGCCAACACTGGGGATTTATATATCATGGGTTCAATCCGGTTTTCTGAGGAAAACTCGGCTAGCTTGTCTGTTGGGTAAACAATTAAGGCGGGGCCGGGATCTTGATCTATGGCAAATCCCAGCATGTTGTATTCTGCTTCGGTTCCACCAATTTGCGAACCTTTGACAAAGGTAATGTCTTCAATATCTAAATCGCAGAAGGCATCCATGACGCCGCGTAAGTATGGTGTTTTATTGGTATTCCATGTCCCTGGCTCAGCTGACGATCGTCCGTCTAACACCCGGCATTTATCGGCCCAAGCACTGACCGTCATGATTTCTGGTGGTTTTAATATTTCCAGCCGATGCGTAAGCCACTGGGGCCATTCAATGTTTAGTTTTTCTTTTGCGCGGCGGCGTGTATTGACCGTCGGTGCTAATCTGTTTAAGTGCGTTATTAACAATTTCTATCACCACCCGTTCTACCGACCTGGCAACCGCTGGACCAACAAAGGGCATAACCTCCTGCGATATCTTACGGCTTAAACTGAGAAGAGATTTTTTCAAAACAGCAAAAAAATCCGTCAAGGTTTCATTGACTTCTTCTACTGCAATAAACTTACCCTTAATTTCAGACAGTCTAAGTGCCGCAGTAGCGGCTTGGATTTTTTTAAGATCCGCTTCGGCTTTAGTTTTTTGTTCCTTGTGGGTTAGTTCATACGCTTCGCCCTCGGTCCTAACTCCCGGCCCAACCAAGCCTCGCCACCGCAGCACTTCCGCAATACACCACCAGCCATGCGCCACCTTTGGACACCCCTGTTGCTCCCAGTAATTGAGGGACTGTTTAGTAACCCCTAGAATCTCACACAAAGCCCCAGTTGATATGCATTTTTTCCCCTCAAGGTCCTGCGACCAATCCACGGGATCACTCCCAAACTAAAACAGCCACCCTTGACAGGCGACTGTTAGAACAATTAGTTTTCATTTATAAATTTAAAAGGAACCCGTAATGATTTACGCTACAGCCAATACTGATCATTACATACCTATACGCAAACTTTCGCCTACGCACAAGCATTACACAACCAATACTGACCTTTGCTCGACTACCACAGATAGCTACTGAACCGCCTGCAATCTCCCGACTGCAGACGACCCGTTAAATTCACAACCCATGATAGTCTTAGCTCGACTGCCATACTTCCCTTGGGACCATACGACAACAGTTGGGCTACCGTACAGCCTTTCAAGACCTATAGCAATCTTCTCGCCGACTATTACCGAGCCTTTCGACCCGACAATAATCTTTGACCGACTAATACCGAGCTCCGTTTCCGAAACCCGATACTAATCTGGGCTCAACCATTACAGATCCCTTACGCTGATTATTATCTCTCGAAGTGACGTTAATATCCCTTGCAACAAAATCCAAAATACTTATAAATAGTAACAACCACTTGGAAATTCATCATTTATGTGTTTAATAACTTTATCCGACTGTAGTTAAACCGGGTATTATCGCGCAGCAAAAACACATCTTTATCACTTCCGCTATGTTCAATATACCGTTTCACAATAACATCTGTGTATTTTTCATCCAGTTCAATGGTATAGCAATTTCTGTTTGTTTGCTCACAGGCAATTAAAGTAGAGCCGCTGCCGCCGAAAGGGTCGAGTACAATATCACCGCACTTACTGCTGTTCTGTATTGCTTGGGCCGCTATTCCCACCGGCTTCATGGTTGGATGTTCGGCGTTCCGATTGGGTTTGTCAAATTCCCAAACCGTGGTTTGTTTTCGGTCGCTGTTCCAAGTGTGTGCAGCTCCCGGCTTCCAGCCATAGAGAATCGGCTATAGCAATAGGTAAGATTTTGATGTTATCTCTACCTTTTCCCCTGCTTCACACCGGACATGAGAGTTTCCAGCTCATCCGGCGTTCCATCAATGATTATCAACATTAAATTATATGGTTTCCAGCTTTTTGCCTATATTGGTTAATAGACTTTAGTTCCTCTGTGTTAGGTTGTATAATGCCTAAATACTTCTGAATGTTTTCCTCGGAGGTTGCGTGAATCAATTTATGAGTATCCTGAGTTATGAAGATTAGGTTATCGTACTTATCTGTTCCACCCATGCTTTTTGGCTGAATATGGTGCGCTTCCATTTGCCCTATTTGTAATTCTTGTTTTGTTATATGACAAAGCCCGGCCTGCCCAACATACAACGATATACGATTATCGTTGTACTCAATACTTCTACCCTTGACTGGGTTATTTACCATATAGCGTACTATTACCATATTAGTGCGTTTTAGATTTTTATGTATCAATGCTCGACCAACAGCCGTATAATCGCATGTTTCTTGTTTAAAATTCATCGGTGGTTTCATGCTAATACATTGTAATGGAAAGAGCGTTATGGCTCCTATACTATGTATTTGCTGATTGTACTCTCCATAAAATTTCAGGTATGACTGACTTTTGATTCCCTTTTTCCTCAGATGATGCTTCAGTCTGTTATAAAGACATTTATTGACTACAAAGGCGATTTCTTTAAAATCCTTACTTACCACACTTGCTACAACATAGTAATTTTGCAGCCCCAGGACCGTAGCGTTATAGTTGCTTATAGCCTGGGCGGTGGGGTTCTCCTTAATTTTATCTATTGCTGTTTTCAGGCGTTCCACACATTTTTTCTTTGCTTTATCAGTAAGCCCAGATTTAATCACATACTTCTTTCGTTTAAGAATGGCTTTAATTTTAAACCCTAGAAATTCAGTGAATTTTCGCTTTAGATTTGTAATCTTGGACTTTTCTGGGCTTATCTCTAAGCTCAGTCGCTCTTTCAGCCACGATTTTACCGCCGCAAAAATTTTAACTGCATCACTATAGGATTTACAGAATATCTTAAAGTCATCGGCATAACGAACAATATACATCTCTTTGAGATTTGTTTTTCGTAACGACTTATGCTGTGAACATTTATTTGCGAATGCGTGCTTTGTTTTCATAGATAACCATTGGCTATCTATCCACCAATCTAATTCATTAAGTACGATATTTGATAAGAGTGGTGAGAGCACGCCGCCTTGCGGCGTTCCAATCTCTGGAATTCCCTTCCCTTTAACTTCTGCTTTTAACATCTTGCCGATTATGCAGATGAGATTTTTGTCGCAAATACCCAATGCCCACATCTGTTTGAGCAGTTTCCCATGATTTACATTATCGAAGAATCCTTTTATGTCTATGTCTACTACATAGAGCATTTTATTGATATTTACTAAGTTATATGCTCTGGCAATTGCATGGTGGGTGCTTCTGTTTGGCCGAAAACCAAAGCTGTATGGATAAAACTTAGCTTCACAGATAGGTTCTATCACTTGTACAATGCACTGCTGTAGTATTCTATCTTCGATTGTTGGTATACCTAATGGTCGTTTCTTCCCATTCCCCTTGTCAATCTCAACTCGCCTAATACTATGAGGAGAATAGTTTTGCAACCTCTTTCGAAAGTAACTAACTATTTCTTCATTCGTAGCGCTCATGATATTTTTAATGGTATGACCATTATTACCACTGGTTTTACTGCCTTTGTTTCTTTTAATCTTACGATATGCGAGAAGTATATTACTTTCTGATGCGATAATTGGGAGCAGGTTTTTAAATCCCTGTCCTTTTTGGCTCTTTTCATAAAGTTCATCAAAGATTTGCTGTGTGTCGTAGTATTCGTTATATCGGAGTTTGGATTTTTTGAAATTCTTCTTGCAAGCTGGCATTAGTCGGCTACTCTCCTACTTTCATTGGATTTCGCCTCTGTTAGTCATACTCGAACCTAATGATTACCATAATTTTATGCTATTTTTCATTGACTAAAGGCCTTCCCTCCACAGCTTATTATCACTGCTTCTTTGGTACTATGCCTTCACTTTCACGTTGATAAAGGTGTGTTATATTTTCCACACCAACGCTTCCAAGGAATGAAGTCCTCCACGTTCAACGCTTCCTCCGTTCCTATATCTCTATCATACGATGCCCTTAGGTCCTTGCTATGGGCCTGCTCACACGATGCCGCCTGTAACGGCATAGGGACTTTGGCTTACACGATTCCTACTCATCCCCGTAAGCTGTACATCATGTACACCTCGGCATTTCTACCGAGTCTGGCTTTAGACCCGTACATTCGCAAGTTCGTCAGTTCGCTTTGGCTGTTGATTGCCTAACATTCTAACCATAGACACCGGACCCCCGCCTTATCTGCTACGCCTTCCACCTCTGGACCGCTTTCGACAGCTTAACCTGTTTCGGTAGCATTCAGACGACTTTACCGAGCTTATGACGTTCTCTCTCTTCATAGAAATTACGCCATTCGGAGTTCTTAGGGATAGCCCTTCCAGACGTTACTCCTTCATTTGACCATTCGAGATATAAGTTCTACAAAATCATATGATTTTGTGCCTAACCTTTTTAGTTAGGAACGGATCGCACCATGGCGCCAATTATAGTCTTGCCGACCAAGGACTAATGAGTTTTTTACCCAGATGAGACATTGCTTCAAGAGCCAACCGGCGTCCAGCATCGCCTTGCGAAAGTTCAAGCCTTCCGTATCGGCGTGACAAACATAAATAGCGCCGCCAGGCGCTACATGATCAAACATGTTTTTATATGACTCCAATAGAAAACGATAAAAGTCAGCATCAGACATACTATCATTCTGTATCTTCAGCTTGCTGGCAGTCCCTCCAGTATAATTAACGTTATATGGCGGATCTGTAAAGACCATGTTGGCCTTTTTACCATCCATCAAACAGCTTACATCTTCCTGCCTGGTCGCATCCCCGCAAAGAAGACGGTGCTTGCCCAATAGCCAAAGGTCTCCCATCTTTGTAATAGGATTTACAATTTCCTCAGCGGCCTTATCTGCGTCAAAGTCATCCTCAACCACTCGCTGGTGTGGACTTTCGGTCTCTTCGTCAGCCAAAGCTGTGTGCATCAGTTCCTCTATCTCCAGATCATCGTAACCAGTAATCTCAAGATCTATTCCTGTTTGCTGAAGTTCGGCAAGCAAATCCTGCAGTCTTGGTATATCCCAGTCACCGCCAGTCTTGTTAAGAGCAATATTTAATGCCTTTTCCTTATCCAACGGCAAATCAACCAGGGAAACCTCGACTTCATTGTGCCCCATTTCCTGCAGTATCTTTAAGCGCTGATGACCGCCAATAACTACAAACCCACGTTTGTTAACAATTATTGGGTCGATGTAGCCGTAGGTTAGAATAGATTTCTTGAGTTTTTCATAATCTTTGTCGCCTGGTTTTAAATCAAGACGCGGGTTATATGGCGCAGGATTTAGTTTACCTATTGGTAATATCTGAATATCCAACCTCTTCCCTCCAAACAAAAAACGCCCAGATAACGGACGTTTAATAATCTATCTATTTGATTTCGCTAAAACTGAAAAGTTGAATTACAAAATCGCCTTGCTTCACAACTATTTAAACCCTCATTTAACCCGCGTCATTACTGGATTTCATTGTTTTTCATAGTCAAAAAGTCAAAAGATTTTTTTGGACTTCATCCAGAAATTACTCGGGGTTCGTCGCACCCGCTAACCCCCGCCCCGCCTGGAAGGAACCGTGAATTTCCGCCTGAAAATCGCTACTCTTTTCATTCAAATTCATCTTACTTTTGTGTAATTTCTCTTTCAAGTTGTTCAAGCAGTTTTCGAAGTTGTTTTCCGCATTCCTGAGCCGCTTTATCTGGTAATATTAAAAGTTCAGATGCTATTCCATATATTTCGTTTATTACAACATGGGCAGAGTCCGCTTTATCGGCCAATTTCATTCCTCCTCTTAAATCATTATTTTTAATAGCTATTCAAGAAATTTTTGATAAACTCCTTTAGTATACTGCTTCAAACGTTTGAGCACGTAGTTCTTCCATACGCCAAAACCTTGCTTTGATGTAACAGTCATGGCTGCAATATTTTCGTTGCTTATTGCCATACGAAATAAAACTACGTCCACAATGTTGGCAGGCGTAATGATAAGTGGCCTCACTACTCCTATTGCTCTGCTCTCGGCTTTCATTCCACCAGGTATACCTACAAGCATCGGAGCAGAACTTTTTAGGTCTGCCTCGCTTCTTTTGCTTGACACTTTTTTTGCAGTGCAAGCATAGACCGCTTGTTTTTGGGATCACGGGAGCATTTAACTGTACAAGTTCTGCCGGGCCGTTTAAGCAATTTCGTTTGCAATAGCCTTTTATAACATCAACACTAATGAGCATTTCATGGGCGATGGCTTTATATCCTAAGCCTTGCAGACGTAATTTATAAACATAATGTTTTTGAGCAGGCGTCATCTTGAAGCCCCTTTCTCATTTCACGGTTGTTAGAAAAAAACTCCATCGTATAAAAAAAGCCCTCAGAGCTTGCTGCTCCAAAGACTTGTCCCTATTTCAAATTATCTTATGCTACTATTCTACCACATCTAAACCGGACAAAGCGGACAACTTTTTCTGAATGCTACTTATCGCACCCATGATATTGTCGCCACCACAAGCCGATAAGCTTTTCCCTATCTGGCCATTCTTCTTCAGGAAAAGCCGATGCCTTTATTGCTTGTTCCAAAATACCGAGGTCAAAGGCTGCCATGCGGTAGCCTTGCCGGATAACGTTATAGTACTTCCACCATGGTGCTCCAAGCGGTTTTTCCCCATTCATTACATATACCATCGCCTTAACCCGCTTATTGATAACACGTACCTGCACAGTTTCCTTGCGATAAAGGGTTGGAAAATTTTCATAGCGGTCAAGTGCTCTCTCGTCTGATGCTCGAAGCTCCCAAAGCATTACTGGAACTTGCCCTGCTTGATCCGGCTCGATGTTTGCCACAGCGCCGCCGTTAGTGCCGCGAAATGTTAACCGGTATCCTGTTAGAATCGCCGTTGCACGCACATAAGCAGTTGGACACCGCTTGGCCATCTGGAATAAATTGATGTTACTCCCGTAAGCAGCATATACCTTCATCTGAATTCCTCCCACCTTTGATTTACCTAGGCAGCATATCTCCATCGCCAAGTAGCATTTTGCTCGGCTTAGCATAAGCAGCATTACCCTCCAGTTTTTCAAGCAATATCTTACGGCTTGTTTTGTATTTGTCACCAATAAAACCAAGCCGAAGAAGCCAGACGCGGAAGGCATATTTATCATTGCTTGTTTTTTTCTCACGCGATGTAGAGTGTTTTTGCGCCAGTGCCATTTCATTGACTTTAAAGGTAAATTGGAAGTATGCCTGGAGCACTTCTGGTTCTAGTGTAGCTGAAAACCAGCGAAGAGTTATACTATCACTATTAACGGCTATACCCGAACCGTATTCGTCGCCTACTGCTTCGATGAAATCATCAATGGTTTTGAGGTTTGCAGAGTTAACCGTCTCAATCATTTTCGGAGCAATAAAAGTTTGCTCGCTATTCATTGCTTTGGCAATTAATCTTTCCTTGCTGGCCAGAAGGTTCACCAAGTTGCGGAGTGTAACTCCGGTATGCTCTGCTGCGCTAATAGTTATCGCGACCTTCCCATCAGCATTGATGCCATTTTCTCCTAAGACTTTTAGTATCGCAAAGACCGTATTTACATCCTCTTCCTTTGTGCCGTTGGTCATAAGTGTACAGTTTCTGTCAATGCGCCACTCTCTGCCAGAATGTTCGATGATACCATACTCAAAGCTTGGCGCTCCCTGGTATACTGGCTGTGTTTCAAAGTAACTCGCGATTAGTTTAGCTATTTCTTTTCGTTCCCTGCCGGTAAGCCCCATTTGAAAACTAAAACTGTTTTTATCCATACTGCCTGCCTCCTTTTGCTTTGTCATGCTACATTAAGCCCTGACAAGCACATTAAGTCAAGTTAATTACGCAAAAGAACTCCCGGAGCTATTCCGAGAGTTTTATCTGGAGATTCTTGAATTAACAAAACTACATTTTTGCTTATGATATTAGTTTAGCACATCGCAACCGGACATATCGGACAACTTTTTCTTTAAAAACCGGTCATGAGTTTTTCGGACACCATCTCCACTAGCATAAACGCTGATGCTTGCGGCCACTTGATTCCAGCTTAAGCCGTTAATATACCTAAGGCTTAGAATCATCCGCATTTCACTGTCATCAACGCTTTGTATGTAACGATTCAAGCGGCTCAGCTCATAAAAACACTTCTTGAGATTGAGGTCGAGCAGGCTTTTAAGGTCAGCAATTTCGGCAACGTATTTACTTAGCTTATCGGATATGCCAGAAGCTCTGGGCATACCGGTTATGATTGTCGTGCAGGAGCTTGCCAGACATTCCAGCTCAGCCAGTCTTACCTGCAGTTGTCCAATCTCTCGGTTTAGATAATATAGCTGGGATAGTTCCTTTTTGGTCATTTATAAGCGCCTCCAAACCTGGCTAAATGGCCCAAATATAGCTTGTCCACCCAATTTTTAACTGCGGTTACAGATTTGGTTACACTTAACCAAATTCTTAAAAACAAGGTTTAACCCGCGTAATTACTGAATTTATAAGTATTTTAGTTACAGACGTTATATATATAAATATATATATATATAATTTATATATTTTTTATGAAATTTTCTATTTATATATAATATATATAACCTTAGTTACTTCTAGTAATTATGCTAGTTTCAGCCGTAACCATCTGTAGCTTTATCTGTAACTATCTGTAACTCAAGCAGTTAGCATTTTATATATATTCTGATTGTCTTACCGTCTATTTTCCTCACTTCACTTTTAAACAATTTCTTATTGCTTACTATCCTGCCAAAATTAATATTACTAACTGGCGACAGGCCGTTTTCATGGCACCAGGCAGAATATTTCCGATACACATCTGCAGCTGCCTGGTTTTCTATTTCATAACTTTGAACAAACAACAGCACCGGGTTATTTATTTCCTCGTACTCTTTTAGTTGCTCTGCAACTTTGGAGCTATCCGTAAACTGTTTATTGGTCAAAAGTCGTTTAAGCCCGTCTATCGCCAACCTAAGAAAATACTTCATTCCGTTTTCCGTGAGCAGCTTCTCCTTGATAAATGGATCATAATCATTGTCTTCTATACTGAATTTGGCGTTAAACGGTATAATAACCAGACGTCGCAGAAATCCATGGCTCTGATCATTTATCCGCGGCATTTCATTGGTACAAAATATCATGGTTGCGTAATTGTCCAGCATAAAAGGCGTATCGCCTTTGTTCTCAACCATGACGCTGTCACCGGTAACGAGTTTTTTAAAGATGCTGGAGTTCTCCCGGTAGCTATGGCTAATATCGTCACCGATATTGGCTAATTTGCCAAAAAGCTGTGCATTGACAAAACGTTTTTCAAAGTCGGCAGGTTCCAGGCTTGCAATGTTCTCCCGGCCTAGCATGGTTTTAATCATATCAAGAAAGGTTGACTTACCGTTTTCGCCACTTGCAGTCAGGAAAAAGGTCTTGCCGAAAGCTTTATTCCGGTACAGGCAGTAGCCGACCATTTCTTCCAAGAGTAGCCGGATTTTATCATCCTGGCAGGTAACTTTGCTGATGACAGCATCAACGATTGGGTCATATGCATCCGAGTCATAATCATACGGGATTCTGTTCTTCAGAACAATTTTCGGGGTATAATCCAATAAACTATTGGTTTCGATATCATAAATTTTGCTTTTTAGGCCAATGTAGCGTGGATCGGCAAGTTTGGTTTCGTTTTCACATTGCACTTGAATGTAGCGCAAAACTTCATTTCGTTGACTGGTTTTTAGATTTGGGACCTTGTCCAACATTTTGCGCTCAAAAATATCCTCAGTACTCATATAAAGGCCGTTGTAATAAACGTGCAAAGTTCCGTTAATCCTGATTATGCTCTCATTGTTCATCAGCCAACAGGCAAACCGATCATGCAAAAATCTCCCGCGTTCGCTAAAAAACGTTTCCGTCGGGAAAGCCTCATCCCTGGTAATTGAGTCAATTTCCTTTTGGGTAAGCGGTTGTTTGAGAATGTACCTGTTGACTAGGTTAATTGTTTCAATGATGGATGATTTGGATAACCCTACTGACTGAAGTTTGATGATATAGTTGAACAGCTCCTGGTTTCGGCCATCTCCCTCACCAAGATTGAACCAGTCCACTGGCCTTATTTTCAGCGGTCGCAGCCAATCAGGCAAGGCAGCCAAATTATCTGTTTTGTTCAGCCATTCTCTAGCGACATTATTCACTACCAGCGGAACAAGCCCGTTTTTTATGCCAACGCCCACATCGACATAGATGCCAATTGGAGTATAAGATTTTACCGACTTATTTTTTACGCCAGCGTTTTTGAAATAGAAATGCATTCCCCTTGTTGTCTGCAGAATGTTACAGCTTATCTCCAAGTATTTAATAATGCTGCGGACAAGTTCGGAATGTTTCTGATTATCTACGTCAATTTGAATCACATCGTCAGCCAAAACGCCAGCGTAATCACCTCTAGTCGGCGGACATGGCCGCATGTTTTGCATTTTCTCATGCGGCACTTTGCCGCTGGTTTTTAAGTAACCCTTAAACACACGTGTTACCTCCTGACACAAAATCGTTCAGGCGTTTTTTTGCTACCTCGATATACCAATGTATATCGAGTTTTGGCGGTATCGGTAAGTTATTTACGTTGTCGTTTTCAATAAAACAGCGTTCAGGAGTGTTAGCTATCTTTTCAATACGGTCCAATGTTTTATATTTGAATACTCCAGCGTCCCGCTTGCTTCTAGAAGCAAATACCCTTAGCACCCGTTCCTGTAATATTTGACTGCCATAGGCAGCATACATATATTTGCTGGACACCTTGACGATTTTCTGAAATTCCATCATGTTTTTGCAGTTATTTATTGTTTCTTCCAGCGGTATGCCTTGGGTAAAATAGTTGATCAACGCTTTATTCACAATTGGCAGATCATTGTCCAGAACATCCAGTTTCTTGACATAACCGCCTTTTGCCTTATAGGTTTTGTCATCACGAATGATTAGATAATTATTTACGTCTTTCTGGTAGATGCGAGTAAATATTTCAAACTCAAGCACCATACGGGTTCGAGCTTCCCATTCGCCGCAAATTGATTTTATATGGTCAACATTTTCGCTAGCGAGCTTAATTATTACGCCGTCAGTGTTGGACTGGATTAGTGTACAGAATGGCTCCAGTTTTTCAATCAGGTCTAGGAGTAAAAGCTGTCCGCCGACACATACGTTATTAGCTTGGCGCGGATCATAGAGGGCATTGTATTTGTCCTTCATGGCCCCATAGGTGCTGTTAAGCACAATTTTGTATGGCTGCTGGAGAGGACTTTTTTCTTTCTTGAGCCTGATGCGCTCGTCCCTGATTTGGCAGTACTTATCTGGATCGGCGACACTGCGACTCAAAAAGTTGTACTCGATCATCAGGGCAGGGTAATACGAATTGACATCTATGTTTAAGTACAAACCTTCTCCCTGGTAGTTATTTACTGCGCCATGGAGGCCGCCCCAGGCAAAAATATGGGGAACGTTAGCAACCATTGTTTTTAAGGATTTAGTGTAATCCATGTTTTTGGAGTCACTGTACCATTCGGCAATGTACTGATACTTTGACAGCCGCAGCGTATCTGGAAAGGTAATCTGAAACTCATCGCGATAAGATTGTCGGGTCGCGCCCAAAATAATGCTTGCCAGTTGCGGTTTGGTCTTATGAATAAGGCTAAGAGGTAACTTAAATGTGTTTAAGAGCGACAGTTGGCTTTCAAATTCGTCTATCCGATTCATAAACACTTCCACGGTCTGCTCCACATCATGCCGGCAGTAGGTTTCGACATCTTTTAGCTCTGCTTCTGTCAGTTTCCGTTCGGTCTTAAAGCTGACATTGGTTTCCCTAATATCGTTGCCCATAAAGCCTTCCAGCTGTTTTAAACCGTGCATGGTGGTCATGATATCAAATACGTTGAGTGGAATCTTGCGAAACGCACTTGAGTATTCCCAGCCTTTCCGTCCGTCGGCAATAATGAATTTCGAGATTTCGTAAGGGTCAAAACCTAGGAGCAGGGCTTTTAGAATATACTGATCGTAATTACGCGAATTGTAACCGATCCATATTTCCTCTTTGTTCTTCTCGTAATAACGGCGAAGCTTGTCATGGTCATTTATGATTGTTTGAAAGGTCTTGGTGTTGGCATTCGCCAACACCACTAACCAGTCAATTTTGAAAACCTCGAAGTCAAAGAAGATCATGTGGTAATAAATACATCCTCAATTTTATAGGTCTTATAGCCCTTGTCATTTTCGCCGTAATCGAGAATGTACTCTAATTTCTCCACTTCAATGGCTTCCATCACATCCATGAGCATGTCGTTGTATTGCTTGAAATTATCAAAAGCAATGTCTAAACTGCTATCTAAACTGCGCAAAAACTCGTTAGCAGCATGAATACCAAAGCCAGTGGTAAGCATTTGATAATAGAAGATGTACTGGCCCTTATATTGACCGGCAATAATTTTCATCCAGCAGGCAAGCATGGGTTCGTCGGACTTTTTGCTCGCCTTAAGCTCTAATTTGGTGATCTTTACTTCATACTTGCCTTTCGGCACATCCTTAAAATCCAGCTTATTTTCTGCCGCCTTCTGTACATCGCTTTTCAAACCGGCGGTATCGATTCTGGTATCCCACTTCTCCCAAATATTTCCCATATCAAAACTTCTCCTCTCTTACATTTTTCTGCATATTTATGCAGAACGCCGAGAACGTCGTTTGGGCTTGTCCTCACATACAGGACTTTCTACTTCGCTTTTGGTTACAGATTCGTCTGGAGCTTCCGCCTTTGTCTCAACTATACTCTTCTGCGCTCTTCTTACTCCAGTTTCAGGCTTTGCCATACGGTACAATTCCATAAATTTGTTGTAATCTAGTTCCACCTTGTCCGTGCCGAATTTTAGCCTCCCGCCGCCAAACTGGATGGTGTCGGTCTTGAATTTGATCCAACGGCCGTCGTCTTCCTCGATGATGACGCGGCCTACTATATCGACCATTCCAGCAATCTTATTGGCGTACTTCTCCTGCAGGTTAGGTTTGATCGTGGTAACCTTTTCACCGTTTCGCTTGGTTATTTCCGCCGTGACTTCATGACTGATGAGTATAACTCCGTAACCGGCATTGGTAAGCCTTCGAATCTGGGGCAAAAACTCGGTTCGCACCATATCATAGCCCTTGCCATAGCCAGCGTCAGCCTCGTGGGTAATACCAAGCTTGTCATACATGTAAATCCGGCAATGTTCCAGAAGATCTTCTACCAAATCAATGACAATTGTTTTAAAATCATGTTGGCCTATGCAGATGGTTTCAACGGTTTCCTTGAAACTTTGCCAGGCAAAAACCGTTTCTTTAATGCGGCCATTGAGCTTAATTTCGTCCCGGATGATAATCCTCGCTCCATCAACGTATTTAACGTTGCCGTCAGTATTGAGGTGGAGCACATCTGGTGCTTGGTTTGCAAACGTTGTTTTTCCGCTGAAGGGCTGGCCATATAACCATAGAACCGGGGCTGTCTCCTTATCCACCTGGACTCGCTCGTTTTTCGGCAATACTAACATGTAATCAATCCCTTTCATACAATATTCTTGATACTGGCACCAGTCGCACAGTTTTGTAGGATTTTTCGGGTATTCCCTCGCCTCTTGAATATGCTGAATTTCCTGGAAAAATTGGTCCACTTTATTCTGATCAAAGATTACTTCGGCCACAGTCACCTTTAGTTCACCTAGTGTCTCGAGTAATCGCCGACGAAAATGGTATAGGTCCTCGGTTTTCTTCTGGCGTATCGATGTTTTAGGAATGAAGATATATCCCAAGCGACTAACATGTACGAAATGGATCTTTTCCAGGTAGTGCTTGTAGATGTGTAGCTGCTCGGATTCCAGGTACTTGTCCACATTGTTCGAATACTTAAAATCGAAGATATCTACTGTACCACCTTTGTTTTTGACGATGAGATCGATATAACCGACGAAATCGTTTGTTTGAATTTCAACCTCAAGGGTTGATTTGTCATACTCAATTAATCGTCTAACCTTAGGCAGCAGGATTTCCAGCTTGATAATTTCGTTGATATTGAGATCGCTCAATACGCTAAACTGCCCGCTATACCACTTAACCGCTGGCGTTATTCCTTTTTCAATTCCCATGTGCATGGCATTCCCCACGATAAGCGCATCATCTGCAGCTGGGTCCTTGATTGTTTTTATTTCATCCAAATACTGTAGTTTGAATTTATATGGACACTGAGTAAATGTACTTACCCTACTATGGCTAAATCGCACCTGTTAGCACCTCCCTTTTGAACCGCTCAAATTCCGCAGGTCGGAGTACGCGGGCATATCCTCCCGCATCTTGAATTTTAAAGAGGTTATATTTTTGTAGGACGGTGGCCCTGCCTTTTTCGGTTTTAAGTTCCAAGGCTACAAACTTACCCCGAATACAGCAGAGCAAATCCGGGATACCAGCCTTTTGGAACCCGCCGCCCCATATTTTGATATGGTAGATGTTTTGGGATTTCAAAAATTGAATAACCTGTTTTTGAAACTCTTTTTCTGTCAATCGCCTGCCTCCTTAAACAGCGCATCGGTAAAGTCTTTGCGCTGCCTGAGTACATTTAAAATCTTTTCTTCCACGGACTTTTCGGTTAAGAGGTAATAGTAAAAACAGGTTTTTGTCTGGCCAATGCGATGTATGCGTTTCTTGGACTGCTCGAACAATGCGGAACTTAAAGGCAGCGTGAAATAAACGATTATGTTGCTAAGTTGCAAATTATGCCCCATTGCACCAGCTTGGTATTGCACAAGGGTTATACTGTCTGAGCAAGTTTCGTAATTTGCCAAATCCGTTTCGGCTCCGTTAATATAGCTGATTGGCCGCTCGGTAAGAGTTTTTATAAATTCAAACTCAGCAATAAAATTGTAGAAGATAATCATGCGGTCATTTGTGGAGCTAAATAAATCTATTAAAGCGGCTATTTTGTTTTTGTTGTACTGGCCGCATAGCTGGCGCTCGTAGAGAAGTTGTTTTAACGATGTGTCACCGACTAATTCAGCATGATCCAGAGCCAAATACCGTTCCCGTTTAAACTGTCGATATTCTTTTGTCGCCGCTATTGGCGTCACGATTTCCACCTTCTCCGGCAGGTCAAATACGTCTTCGGTCTTCATGAATACGGCACCGTACTGTCTTAGCTTTTGCTTCAGCCGGTCGATGTTTCGATAACCGACTACTTTTTTAATCGGAAAACCTCCAACATCGATGGTTTCAGTTATGATGTAGTGTTCATCAAACAGTTTCTTTGATATATTCCAACCAAGCAGGCGGCACTGGCTCCAAAGCTCCTCATATTTTCCGCCCGTGGGGGTGCCAGATAATAGAATGACGTTTGCTGGCTGGAGGTCGAGAATATATTTGGTGCGCTTGGCAGCCTCATTTTTGATCAAACTTGATTCATCAAGGATTAACGTGAAATCTGTCCAGGCAAGGTATTCTGGTCTACGCCAAATTTTTTCATAATTGATAACGGTTACTGACAGATCGTAGTTTTGTTTGAAGTGCTCCACCCAGTCTCGTATTTTGCTTTTTGGGCAAATAACTAAGACTGGTTTATTTAGTTCTTTGGCCTTTTCACTGGCGATAAAAGTTTTGCCAAGACCCATATCCCAAAAATAAGCTGTCCTGGTCCTTCCCTTGGTCGCCAACAAGCATCTTTCTTGATGCGGAAATAGTTTAATCATGTCATTCTTGCCTTACACTTGGAACAATCCATCATCTGTGTTTTACTTGCATAATCGCTTCCCCCCTGGTTTGAACATGGCTTTCAGCGCCGCCAATGCTTTTCTTTTTGCCTCTTTGCTTTCGAGCTTTTTCTCGGTGATTGCAACATCTGCGGGCTTTTCGGTGGAAATTGTTATCCGGATGGTTCGCATAAACTTTCGCCTCCTTCGTGACTTTTTTTGAGGCTGTAAAAGTGCCTCTACTATATAGCCACGAGAAAGGTAAATTCGGGGGGCTATTTTAAAATATTTTTTAACTTTTTATATATCCGGCTTAGCCGCTCACGAACCGATGATTCATCAATGCCTTCAGCACGGGCAACTTCAGATATTGACCTGCCTTCAAAAAATACTTTTCGAATTAGTTCACGCTGCTTTGGTATCAAAATATCTAGAGCTTTATGTAGAACTTCATGTGTTTCTTTCGCTTCAACAGTCGCCGCAATCTCATTGCTACAATCCGCTATCTGAATACCATGCTCCGCTAAAGCCTCAATGGAATTGTGTCTGCGTTTTTCTCTTCGGTCGTTCTTATAAATAGCTCTGTCAATTTCAATCGACACCTCTACTACACTGTCTGGTGCTTCAATTTCAACTGTCTCGCCGGTTAAAAATTCGTACTTAATTTTCATATTGCTTGTCCTCCTCCTGTTTTTGGGTAAAAAAAAATAGCCGGATGAAAGCCAATCACTTGGCAATCATCCGGCTATTTGGTAGTTCCTATTTCAGGCTACGTTGCTCGGTAGGGGATTTTTCTTCAGCACTTATTCGATTGTTATTAAAGGCATAGCAAATGATTTTGCCACAATGCGGAATTCCACCAATTGTCTTTCTGGCCAAATCAAATACTCTCTTTTGATGCCTAAACAACTGATCTGTATGGCATAGTTATTCCTCCTTCATATTTTTGGGGACAAAAAAAGCCGCATCTTTTTTCTTTAATAGATGCAGCTTGCTTTGCATTATCTTGGTGTGCTGTTCTTTAATTTTATCCGGTTAAATTTATTTTTCACGTCCAAGTTGAAAAAGAGAACACAATTTTAATTTGTGCTCCCCATAAAATATAAAATATATTGTACTATTTACATCCAATTATATTTGAGATTGAAGAAAACTGTATTTCGGTTTATATCGCCCCATTTCTTTTCCTATTTCCATCATATGTCATTATTCTGAATTTTTCAATTATTTTCTTTAGAGAATTTGTTGAATTTTATTATTTATTGCATTTGTTTTTTGCCGAGATAATTTTTCGAGTATAGCAGCAAAAAAACAGGCCTCTAGGCCTGCTCCCATGCTTCTTAATTTATTCCTCGATCGCCGTATACCTTGGATAATCGTAGCCTTCGCTATTAACCAAAATGCGTTCGCCGCTGTGGGCATTTCGCACCCGTATGCACCGGATTTCTCCAGCCGGGTTCATGCCGCCATCCCTTTTACAAATCCAAGGCTGGTCTTCCAAAAGGTCTTCAGCGAATTGCTGAAATTCAGAATTGCTAAGTTCCACTTCCCTGGTTACTGTGTAAATTGTCCCGGAGTATTTTTCTTCTTTGGCTCGCCAAGTCTCATCGCGTAAGGCTTTCAGGTCAGGTATTTTTCTGCCAAAATATGCTTTCAC